TAAGTTTGCCGGCCTGTAACCTGGCCTTAGTCACCGCACGTTGATAATTATTAAGCTCAGTATTGATTTTTCGTTCTGCGAAGTTGATGATCGAATTTCTCTGTTTCTTGGAAAATGGGGCCCCGGAATTGACTTTGTTAATCCAGGCGACCATTTGATCTCCAAGGGATCCCGTGTTTCGGATCGTCAACTGTTCCCCTTCCCTCACGACGGAGGTCGGGTCAAGCATCTTGGCGATGTAAAAGATTAAGGCTAGGTCATCAAAGGACTCACCGGCCCCGACCGCCGTGGCGATGCTATCAAACTGGACGACCATGCTATCGATCCGCTGGTTCGGCTTTTTTAAAGTCTCATTGACTAGGTCTATTTTCTGTTTTTGGGTTAAGGCCCCTTCAACTTTGACGGGGATCCGCCCAAAATCGGATTCCATAACCCCAGATTTTTTATTGAAATAACCTGTCTGTTCATAAAGTTCCCCGTCCTTGCCTTTTACAATTTTTGTCCTGAATTCTAAATTTTCAGGATCTCCTTTGGCGACGGGTTTTCGGACGACGGAGGCATCACCGTCTTTGACTTTAAGAACGTCCCCTTCTCCCATGTTACTGGAAAAAGACTGGAACTGGTCTGGGAGGCTACTTTTTGTGTAGTAATTAAACTGGGACTCATCCTTTGCCTCTTTTGCTTTCTTTGCCTCAATTATCTGGGTCGTCCCGTCAGGCGATATTTGAAGTATGTCATCGTCTCCCATCACCTGAACAAAATCAGTATAATCTCTAGACCGTGCGACCTCACTTTTTGTGAGTGTAAAAGGCAAAGATTTTTCTTCAGGCATCTCGGTGATTTGCTTACCGAGGCTATTGTAAAAAGTCGTTTGTCCCGTCTCAGGGTTTATGATCTTACTGGCTATATCTGTACCCTGGAATCTTTGCTTTTCCTCGTCATTAAGTGGCTGGACTTGACCTGGTGTCGTTTTAGCTTCTGGGGCCCTCAGTATGGAAGGAAGTTTCCCTGGCTCAATCTCGAGGATGTCATTTAGGCCCATGGTCCGGGCATAGTCTGTATAGTCATTAGACCGTGTAGCCTCCTCTCTTGTAAGTGTAAAAGGCGAAGATTTCTCTTCGGGCATCTCGGTTATTTGTTTACCCAGACTATTGTAAAAAGTCGTTTGTCCCGTCTCAGGGTCTATAATCTTGCTGGCTATATCCATACCCTGGAATTTTTGCTTTTCCTCGTCACTGAGAGACTGGACTCGCCCTGGTGTGGTCTTAGCCTCCGGGCCCCGGAGTATGGAAGGAAGTTTGCCGGGCTCGATCTGTAGGATGTCGTTCGGGGCCATCTGGTTTGAATATATGGACAGACTAGGGGACCTCATCGCATCACCTCGGCTCATTGAGATCGGGCTGGATTCAACTTTTTCTCCCGGGAGTGCCTTTATCTCTTCCCCAAGATAACCGTCTCCCCTACGTCGGAATTGACGTTTTGAATTTGGATCAGTGTAAATAAGTTGTTCGCCGGTCAGTTCAGGCCGTGGATCCTTCTGGGCCTTGACCATCGCATTGTTCAAGTTGCCGACGACGGCGGAAGGTTTGACGGAGGCCAGCATCTCGGCACTCCTAAGAAGGGCCTCATCGACTCCCATGGCTCGGGCCTGGGCGATCAGACCCGGAATCTTTTCTTCCAGTTCCCCTTTCAACGCCCGTTCCTCTCGGAGGGCGTCCATCTTCTCCTCCATGGTCAGGGCCTGGTTAAAGGTCTGGAGGCCTTGCTGGAGTCCCTTGCCGAGGGCCTGGGTCCCGCCACCAGGGAACCTGGACGGGGCGTTATTCGCTAGGATCCCAGCCCCTAAACCGAGGAGGCCTTGATAGAATGCTCGTTGTCTCGGGTCCATCTCTGCCATGGTGTTACCTTTTTGGGGCTGGGGCCGAATTAAAAAATCCTCCGGATCCGAGACCGCCCACTACACCGGCCCCCAACCCGAGGAGGTCGGCGAGGTCATCTTTGTACGTTGTCTGGTTTGTGGTCCCGGTTGAAGTACTGCCGTGAGGGGACTGGAGTAATCCCTGGAGTGAACCCAGCCTCATCATCGGGTCATTCTGTTCCCGCATAAACTCGGAGTGGTCAAAGTCCAGTTGTTGTTGGTTCTGGCCTTGTTGTTGGTTTCCGATCCCCATCAGGTCCCGGGTGTCGCCTCTTCGGGCGTTCCGGTATCGGTCCATGATCTGGGAAACATTCCCGGCCCCTGAAAGGTTCCGGTCGGCGGTCGAAAGGTCGAGCCCGGCTTGCTTGAATCCGTACTGGTCCCCTCGGCCTATATCCCTTTCCATCATGCCCTGGGCCTGGCCGAATCCCTGGTTCAGGAGGTTCGCCTGAAGGGCCCCGATATTCTGAGCCCCTAACGCCCTGGCGGTCCCCCGTTCAAGGGCCTCTGCCTCGTTCATCCCCCCTGGGGAGGTCTGGACGGCGTTTGCACTGATCTGGTTCAGGTTCCTCTGGAGTTCATCCTGTGCCCCCTGGACGGCGGGGTTGATGACGTTTTGGGTGTACGGATTCATGTACTGGCTGGGGTCCCCCATGTTGAGGAATGACTTGTATTTAAGTTGGGGTGAGGTCATGCTGGCGACCTTCTGGGAGGCGTCTATGGCCCCCTGGTAGGACCCGGATCCAAAACCCTGGCCTGTCCGGACGTCTGCCATGGCCTGGTTCTGGTCCATGTTGAAATTTGCGAACCTCTGGAGTGGGTTCCCCGATTGATCGGTGTAACCCTGGAAACTCTTGTCCAGGATATTATCCCGCCCGTAGTCAAACAGATCGTTCCGGAAATTTTTCATATCCGGATCGATGGTCTGATTCTGGGTCTGGGTTGTCGGGTTGCTCATCTCTCTTTCAAATAATCCAAACATAATTCCTTTAGGCGTCTGGGTTGCCCGAGGTCACGGGGATCCCGTCAATAGTTGATATCTCGGTTGTGGATAGTGACCCGGCGTCAGAAACGTCGAGTCGGAAATACTTAGGCGTCGCCCCGGTTGACTTCAAGATGAGGGTCCCGGGTTCCATAACGTTGTCACGGTCGGATCGGACGTTGACCCTCGTCCCCTCGTTGACCGTAGACGCCAACGTGAAAAAATACTCCTGGTCATAGGCGGAAGGGGGGTTCGGTAAATCACTCATCTTGTCCCTCCTGGGGATCCTTCTACTCTGGTTTCGCCGACCCGCCAGTCAGTGTCAAAGGGCCCTTCCACCCGAAACTGGATCTGACGTCCATTAAAGCGGGTATCGACAAACCCATCATTATCTAAGGCGAACGGCCCCCTCATCGAGGCGGTTGTGTCTGGGTTGTCGGCGGTCTGAAATTTAAGCCTGACCGCATTGTCTCCGGCCTCCGTGTCGGTGACGATCTGACGGACCTTCATCCGGTTCTGTCCGTTCCCGATCTCGATGGCCCCGGTCTCGGCGTACACGGGGTGAAGCTCATCGGCGATCCCGGAATAATCTGAGACCTTGACCGACTTCACTAGGGGACGGTTTGACGTGCCCAGGGCCTCATCAGTTGAGGGCGGTGTCACGCCTACAGACCTACTTAACCCGATGACCGGGTCGAGGCCTAGCTCATGCTTGTAGAGATACCCGTCGGTTCCGGACGCCACCGGTGAGTCCATGGTCCCGGAGGCTTGCCAGGCGGATCTCTTTAGATCGCCCGTCACCCAATGATTTTCCCGGTAAGAGTAGACAAGATATCTTGTCGGGGTTTCGTCTCCTGACGTCGGATAAAACCACCATAGTTCGCCAAAATCGGGGTTGTCACCGCCGTAGATCAGGCCCGCAATATCGAGGTTGATATCACTGAACACATAGTCGGCGACGTCGCACTGTAATTCTTTAATGTAACCGCCCGAGTAGGACCACATCCGGCCCCTGGAGATCCACCCCAGGAAGTCCCCGGATCCGGCTATCGAGTTGGGCCCCGCCGGGCCGATGCCCTCAGCGATCCGCACGGCCGAGTAGACATAAGGAGGCCCAATATAATCGAGCCGGAAGACGTCCGTCGTTGTGAATATCAGGACCCCGTATCTCGTCTTTCTGGCCCCCACGATCTCGCCGGTCGTCTGGAGTTCAATCGCCCGTGCCGTGTTCGTTGTCGAAGGCGTCCAGTCAGCGGAAGAAAACCCGCCGTCCTGGGTCGCAAATCTTATTTTCCGGACGTTACCCGCCGGGGCCAAGACCATGAGGTGTCGTTCGGGCGTCACCAGGACCCCCTTTAAACCTGAAAGCTGAGACCCGGAATCGGTTACCTGGACGGCGACCGCACTGAGCCCGTTGGCCTGTTCCCATCGGTACAGTTTCCCGTCACCGGTGTGGACTCCGACCAGGTCGTCCCCCTTATTATCCAGGGACCAGACTGGGGCGAATATATCATCAGGGTTCGGGAATCTCGGGGTCCCGTAGTAGTCGTCCCCGTAATTCAAAGCCCCGTAACCTAGACCGGATATCTGGAAATCGGGCTGGCCGAGGGTCAGCGTCACATCGGTGGCCGTTGCCGTCGCACTGGCGGAAAGGGTAAAACTTGTCGAGTTCGGCACGGTGTCTACGGTGGCCCCCTCAGGGACTCCAGAACCTGAAACCGCCATGCCTGGCTTAATGTTTGTGCTTGAGTCCACTGTCACCGTCACCGACCCGCTTGTGGTATCGCAAGTGCTATCCGTGGACAGGATCCCCGTGGGGGTGACGTTATAAATTTCCGGGAGTGTGTCGGCGTCGTTATCCTCGACCCCCTCAAATATCCTGAGAGAGTTGACTGAGCCGACCCCCAGGTAACGGATCCCCTCTTCAGACCTCCAGGAGTGGAGGCCCCTGATCGGATCCGGGGTCGCCCCGTCTGGTTTAAGGACCCTGGTATTGGATAGCCGGGTCCATCCCCCTATAGGCCTGAGACGGCCCTCAGAAAACCGGACCAGGTTCCCTGAACGCCACCGGCCTTTTGTCTCATAGGCGGTCCCGTTCCGGTAAAACCCCGGCGGTATCTTGAGAGGGATCAGGGCCATTAATTCAGCCCTGGGAGGTAGGCGGTTTCCCCGTCTTGTTTGACAGCCCGGAGGATCTGTTTCCGGTTATCCCGCTTGCATCGTTTATTTGAAATATGGATCCAGCCAGCGAATAAATCTGTTCCCTCGGGATCCTCGAACTCTAAAATTAATTGGTCCCAGGAAAGTGTGGTGGATACGATCCACTCGGCGACCGCCCGGTTCCCTGGGCTCTTGAAACACTCAAAATCAAACGCCTCGCCGAAACAATGTTGGCTCTTAGATGAACTTTTCAGGGCCTCCGACAAGTCAGGATGTCGGAAACCGGACGAAATGGAGACCGGGCCGAACTTGTTGCGGATTGGTTCCATGACCGTCTGGGCCAGGGACACCAGGTTCGGGATCGCCTCCGGCACGTTTGAGGCCTTGTTCTCGATCCCCATCCTCAACGCCGTCTGACTCTTCTCTGCTTCCCTGAGTGTCACATGGTCGGATAGGAACATTCATTACCCCAGAAATTCTTTGACGGATTTGAACGAGTTTTCGGGCATCGCCTCAACGACCAGGTCCATCGCCTTTTTCTGAGAGTCGTTCATGTTTTCTTCAATGAACTCCTCGACCTCCTCCTTCACGACGGAACAGGCGGGGTCCAGGATGAACTTTTGTGCTAAAGATAACAGTATTGATTCAAGGCCCATATTAGTTTTCTGGATCTGGTTTGGGTTGTTGTTTTGGCGAATTCCCGCCGTCAGTGGCATGATCTTCGAGGTCATTGCCGGATTCAAAAAAATACTTGCTGACCGCACTTGCAGTCAAAATTAAGGGTCCTACGATTATGAGCAAAATCCTCTCCGTAGTTTCCGGTACAGAATCTGTCAACGTCAGTAAATAGAAGATGATCCCGCTTAAAACGCCTATGTTCGCCATAGCTATAACCGCCCGGATCCAAAACCTAACAACCTGGATTTTCTCGTTAACACTTGGGACGTGTTTTGGCGGTTTAGGTGGATCGCTTATTTTTTCAACGGTAGTTGTAGTCTCTTTAGCCATCGTCTTCCTCAACTATATTGTCATCACAACTACAAGGGTAACTGTGGCATTCTGGACAAAATGGAATACCTTCGTACATTATTTACTCATTAAAGCTGATGCCATTCCTTGAATTGTATCTGCAAGTCTTTCATTTGACTTAGTCACATCTTTATTTGAGATAGTTAAATTGCTGATAGCTTCAGCAAAATGTTCATTCCTGGCATTCTGTTCTTTTATTACATCTATAAGCCTTGAATCACCTTCCGAATCTTTATTTTCCCACCTTACTATCTCATCTCTATGAGCCTGTTGAGTCTTCATGATATAGTAGAAACAGAATCCAATAATAACTGCTGGTAGTCCTATTCTTTCTACTAACAGCATTACTTGATCTACTTCCATGATTCTTTCGAGAGACTACCTTTTATTCTGGCTATTCTTTTAAAAACTTTGCGTAGTTTGCTTTAACTTCATCAGTCATAACTGCTTCAAACTGAGATTTAACTACTGAATCAAATATTGCACTAACAGTATCGTCTGGGGTAAGGCAATAACGATTAAAGTTTTGTGAGATCACCTTATCATCTTCAAGCACTTGAACCGCTTCACGAACTTGAAGTACATAGTGATTTTGTATTCGTACAGACTCGATTTTATCTGTGATTGTACGTTTTGACAGAGTCATGTTTAGGATGTGAAATAGGTTATTGAAAAAATACCCCAACCTCCAGAAGTCGCCCCAGAAGAAACTGATGACGCTGGGAAAATCATTCTTAAGTTGGTTGCATTCGACGAAGTATAATCACTCACATCTCCTAGAATGTTGGTGTTCCCGTCATAACCATCAACTGCCCCTGCAGGTGGATGAGTACTTGACATCATTGAAAACGGAATGGTGAACGCAAACTGAGTAGTCGTAGAACCAGAAGAAAAAGTTAAACTAAATCTACCTATTAGAGTTACGCTACGACCAATTTTTGTATAGGTTGCTTCAGATAAACTGACGGAACTACAATTTGTTTCTCCCGATGTTGTTGTGGTCCAAGTCCCTTCTTCATAATCGTCAAGCAAAGCACTTGAACTTCCACTACCAGAACCAGAAGCATTACTAAAATCAATCCCCTTTCCTGCTGTGCCGATTATGGCGTTACCAGAAATAGTAACATTACCAGTAGAATCAGCTATTACTAATCCAGCCGTACCATCGTTGGCTTTTAGATTTGTTACTTGTAGATCGCTAGGCATGATTTATTCTGGTTTAGGATATTTCTTTTTTATATCTGCTCTTTTCTTATCAATTTCTGCTTTGTCATCTGCATCATAAAGAGCAACAACTAATTCTTGAATACTTGGGTATTCTGTTAAGCGGTCACGTTGGAACTTATTAGCATCGTAATCAGATTTTACCTTCGTTAACGCATTATCAAATTCAACTTTTGTTGGTTTAGAAAAATCTTTACTATGCCACTTTAAACTCTCATACGTATCACCGACAATAAATTCTGATTTTGGGTGTATTGACTGCAAGGCTTTTATTATAAAATCTGCTTCTGTCATTGTGCTATTTCCTTTAATGTGCATTGAAACGCCTGATACGTTGAGTAAGTCATGACCTTAATACCACAGTTCGTATAAGCTTTGTATCCCAACGTATAAGTATTTGAACCAGTTGCAGGGGATTCATCAATAAAATGTAAATTAATCGGGATTCGACATTCCTTCGCAGACGTACCTGAACCGTACCAATAAAAACCAGTAACATGTGCTTTTAATGTTTCAACGTCTTCTTTGTAAATGCCAAAACCACCACCCACTTCAGTTCCAGTACCATTATAAAAATATCCTATAAACGACATAGTAATATCTACATAACTATTTGCCTCAACATTATTGATAGTAGCACCATACGGATAAGAAACACTACCGGTTGTAACAGAAACTTTTGCGAAAGTTGAGCTTGTACTAGTATCACTATTATTCGTATCGTAAAAATTTGATACTGTTTGAATTACATGCCCTGCTGGAAAAACAAGATCAGAGTTTAAAGTAACCGCACTTGATGACAAAGTAGCTAGTGTTTTAGTCCCAGATTTATCTTTAATTAAATCCGCTTTTATTTCAGAACTCATGATGCTTATTCTGGTTTAGGATATTTCTCTTTTACTAGTTTCCGCTTTACTTGTAGTGCTGTTAAATCATCATCCAAAATTGCGTGAATACATTCCTGTAAATCTGGGTATTCTTGTAGTCGATCACGTTGGTACTGCTTGGCATTATAGTCTGCTTGGAGTTCAATTAGCTTAGTTTCGATTGCTTCTTCTGTTGGAGGAGTTTGCCCATCATAAAAAACTAGGCTGGAAACTGGGCCATTCGCAGGGCCACTTATGCCTCCTCCTACAAGATTTTGAACCGCTTGAAATTTAGTTATAATCATGTAAGTACATCTCCTTTAAATTCATAATAATATATATAAATTGGATAATCAGAATCGGAACCAATTGTTAAAGTTGTATTAGTGCTTAACACTTTGAAAGTGCAACCAATATGATGAGTAGTTGCAGTAGATTCAAATGCCACTTGTTGATTAAAACTGATAAAACTATAAGAGCTACTTGATGATGGACTAACCAGTCTTCTTCCAAAAAGATATTTACCAACAGCAGTTCCTAGACTACTATCAGCAGTTCTGGAAACACCGCTTGTATTATGGTATAATCTAATTTGTCCGTCACGATTATCATCTGAGCCACTACTTATATTACAACTACCATACAAACTAACCCCAAACATAATAGTATTACCTGTCCCTACAGTAATCTCGTAATAGTCTGTAAGTGCAGTTTCGGTTTCTGTTGAAATACTTTGATCAGTAAGAGTATTAATTATTTTAACTCCACTACCAATTAGCATCCCAGTAGGAAAAACAACATCAGAGTTTAAAGTAACCGCACTAGAGGATAATGTGGCAAGTGTCTTAGTGTTACTTTTATCTTTTATACTATCTACATATAGTCCTGTCATACGATCACCAAGGTTCCATTTACAGTAAGACTGCCATTTGTACCTATAGTTACTGGTCCTGCCATGGTCGCCCCGTAGTTCTCCGGGATCGTCACTGAGTGATCGATCTGGGCGTCATGCATCGCCACCCCGTCCTTCACGATAAACAACTTGTCGTCCACGGTATTGATGTTCTGGTTGACGTAATGCCCCCAGGAATCGGAGTCCCCGAGGATTGGTTTCCGGAGAGACACGTTCGACGTCGCTATATACTCCGCCGAGGTAGTTGTCACGGCCCCGCCGTAACCCGAGTGCCCGGAACAATAATAGTACAAGGTCGCCGGAGTCGAGGACGTCACGCTTATTTCCGTGTAGGCCCCGGTGGACCCAGGCGTCCCGGCCGTAGTCACGCCGGTCGTGTACTCAGACCCTGAGTTGTGGGTCCCGTCCGAGGTCGTGGAAAACCTCAGAGGATGAGTCGCATTAGACGAATCGGACTGGCTGAACCGGTACGTTATGTCGTGGCCTAGTTCCAAAGCCGGGACCGAGTACCCGTCAATCTCGTACTTTGAGCTAACCACTTTTACTTCAAAAATGTATGTTGCCATCAGCTAACCTGGGGAACTTTTGCAAGGATTATAAAATTAACGACGAAGAAGGGGTTGACGATATTATGAGGTTGGCCCCCGCCTGTTTCCGCATTGGTGACGCCTACCGTCGCCGTGTGGTTGTGTGCTAGGTTTGGGAGTGTCCCGGAGACGGTGTGGGTGTGGCCGTTATCAACGATAGTAGCGTTCCCAGTCGCCGTGGTTCTTGAGTGGGTTTCCTCGGCGGGTTTATCGCCAATTACTCCACCAATTCCACCCAATGAAGTAGGTAAACTCACCCCCTCCTCAGTAAACGTGTGGTCATGCCCTGAGTCCGTGATCCCGGTAGTTGAACTTGCCGTGGCCCCGGAAAAGGCTGACGTGTTATCTTCGTCCGTGTTTCCGAGTGTGCCGTCCCGTGGATCCACGCTATTGACAGACGCCGTTACGGACGGGACGTGAGTGTGTGACGGGATCTCAGTTTGGGTCAGTGTGTGAGTCTCAAAGCCTCCAGAGGCCCCAGCATTTCGGGAAGTATTCGCAAAGGTAGAACGCCCGTTGACCGTCGTGTTATTGACATACCCTAACGGGGAACGCCCTCTCAAATCCGGGAGTCGAAAATTTCCTGAACCAGCATTGCTTGAGGGGTCCAGGACCGATTGAAGGGGTGACAGTATGGTGTAGAGGTCCGGGTACGTCGTCTGAGAGACTCCAGAACCATCGCAGATCAACCAGATCCCGGTGTGGGTCGTGGTCGGGGCTGATGAACTGGGCCACATATGGATCATGCCAATCGGGCTGACATCGGCAACGAAATCATCTAACACCTGGAGGGCGGAATTATTCAATCCTCCCCATGAATTTCTTGATCCGCCGACGGTCGGGAGTGTGATATTTAGTGCGTTTGTAGGCATTTAAATAATCTCTATTTGTGTCCAGGTTGTCGTCACATCGTCGATACCGTCCCAGGCCAGTAATGACTGGGCTGAACCAGAGGCCGTGGACGTCATGCTCATAATCGACCCTTGACGGATCCGTATTGGCCGTCCTGCTAAAACCGAAACGCCCACTGAAATCTGGGCGTTGACCCCTGACTCGGCAAAACCGAATTCGTCAAAATTCCCTATACCGACAAGGCTGGCGACCGAGTTGATGGTCGTAAACCCTGGCCGGATCCTGGTCGGCTGGGCCGTTACCGAGGAAGTCGCTACAATTTCGGCGGTATCCTGACCGCCTATACCCCAGAGGCCCTCGCCGAAATTCCCTAACCCCCAGGACATTAGCTCAGACTGACCTTAAGGTTCCCGCTGGCGATCTTGAAGACGTCGCCCTGGTTGATAATTTTAGACGTCACTGATCCGCCCGAGTCTGTCAACTGGACATAGGCCAGGAAGTTCCCGGCGGAACTGGCGTCAAATAGCCCGATATAGGTCACGGTCCCCCAGTTCGATCCGGCCTCATCAAAGAGGACGTCCGCCGAGGAGACAATCTGTTTGGTGGCCCCCTGAGTGGCGGGGGCGTTGAATGTCACGGCCTTCCTCACATAGCCAGTCCCGGAAATCTCTGAGACGGACGTTGACTCGTCCGGCTCGGCCGTCAGGAGTCCCACATAAATAGACGACGGGCTGGCGTAGGTGTCCGGGTTATTCCGGAAAAGGAAATTCAAAAGATTCGTTTCAGTGAGGTCGGTAAAACTCATGTCAACCTATTCGGGTGATTGCAGTTTGGGGCGTCCGCCCAGAAAATTTGGTGTCCGTATCATGCTGGATGATTTGCTGAACGGCCTGTTCAAAATAAGTATTAAACGTCGTCGTCACACTCTGATCGCCTAAGTAAGGTCCGGCCTGTTTCAAGCATCCGTAAAGGTAGGCGTCCGGGTGATACTCGATCAGCCAGTTGGTCGTCTGGCCGACCTGGGAAGTGATCGCCGGGATGGTCCGGTAATATGCGATCTCCAGGGTCGATTCGGCGTCCGGCGTCGGATAAAATTCGATTTGCTGGCCCAGGTGTGAATAGAACGCTGGCGTACCCGAGGCGTTACTCGAGGCCCTCTTGTCGTCCATCACGTCCGGCGTGATCTGGGTTAAAGTCGCTGGCGGATCCGTGTTCAGTTGTATATTTCTCAACGCCACCATGGTCGATGGAGGTTTTATATATTGAGAGTTTAAGACCGCCGTTGCTCTTGAGATCATCCTCCGGTCCCGTAACCTCCGGGAAAGCTCGGTCTCGACGATCCCCATCCAGGTCGGGACGACGCTGGAAAGGTCGTCACGGTTCAGGTAGTCCTGGACGTTATCGACCAAAGATTGATAATCGGTGATCTTCGCCAATTAGAGTGTCCCCTCCCAGACTCGAAAAGGTTTATTCTCGAAATCGTTCAGTTTTTTCCGGAAGTATTTTTTCCATTCCGGGTGGCTCAATTTGTTATGGCGGGCGTACCGTCGCCATTTATGGTATAGGACCTGGGGGATCTCTGCGACCTTCCTCCAGGAGTTTAGGTTTCCTCGTTTATCGAAGGACGGCAATTGGGCCTCCTTCATGGTTTTAACGGTCTCGATGACCGGTTGAACGTCCTGCTTCCTACGGTAGATGATGGCCCGCCCGTTGTCGGACGGGTCCGTCACTACTTCGGACAGGACTCCCCCGGTGTGGGAGAGTATTGTCCTTCTAGCCATTATGCGTCAGTGCAGTCGGCGATGATGGCGTGTGTGGCTTCGTTGTCCACTTGAACCCCTGCCTCAACATAGACCGCCTCGGTGACTCCGTCCCCGATTGCCCCCATGGGCTTTCTCTCGAAGTTCCGGAGATAAGCAACCTTGGCATACTCAGGGTTGATCAGGAAGACGTCACGTTCCCGGTTGAAGTTATCCGGCATCACCTCGAGGTCTCCAAAATCGGAGGCGACGACGGTGATGGAGGCACCAACCTGGTTGGCGTCAATCATCCTTCTCATGTTGGTCGAGGACTCATCGAAGGCCCCGATCTTGGCCTTGTTGAAAGGCCCGCATAAGAGGATTGAAGGTTTTTGGGATGAACTCCCGAAAACTTGTTGCATGGCCGAGTTGATCATGGCCTTGGTCAACGCCCTCTTCGTGCCATCGGTGATGGTATCAGAACCGTCTCCAGTGGCGACGGCGGGGGATCCGGCGGAACCCAGAACCTTGTTCGAGGTCAGCCAGGATGAGAAACCGGCGGTCGTCCGGACCGTGGTCGCATTCCCGGTGTTCTTTGCCGTCTTGGCAAAAAAGACTGTCTCTAAATCAGTCTTGAGTGCCCGTACCACTAACTGCATTTGATGAGCCATGGCATCGGCATAGCCCGCCGTTTCTGAAGCCATGGTAGTCCCCGTGATTGTGGCGTTTCTTGTGAGGATGAGACACTGATTCGCCCGACGGGTTGTGCCGGTTGAGGCCTGTCTGGTAATGGCGTCACCTTCAAGGGCCCCGGTTCCGGATGCACTTGGGAGGGACTGGACCAACCAGTCAAAATTGGGCTGGGTCACCTCACGGGTCCCAACGGCCTGGATTCCGGGCGTTGCTTCCGGCGAGATTTCGTAAATGATATCAGCTAAATCCTCACGGATCTCGTTGTTGGCCCCGGTCGTCGCATAAGTATCATATGCGTTCGTAATTTTAGTCATTATGCACTCCTTTTGAGTATTTCAGAGATCGCCCTGGTGGCGTCGTCTGGTTTTCCTGTTTTTGCTAGTTGCATCTTTGCCCGTCGGTACTGGGAGACTCGTCTCTGGGGTTGTTGTCCGCCAGGTCGAAGTGTCGCCACCCCTTCCGGCCCTCGTTGCAATTTTGTTTTTCCTTTTTGCGTCATGGAGTCAAAGAGGAGACTTTTCCTCATGAGGGCGATGGCCCTGGCATCTCCTATGGAATCCATCTCCTCGGCTGAATAGCCCAGGCTGGCCCCGTACTCTCGGATGGCTTGTTTTTCTGTGGTTGCGACGGTTTCGTCACGCCACTCGGGTATGAGGTTTGTCAGTTTCTCGGATTCCCTCTGGAGGTACTCCTGACGTTGAAGATTGGCGTCTCGCATCCGTTCCCCATCAACTCGATGGAGTTCCGCCTGGGCCTGTGATCTTTGGGCCAGGAGGTCCCGGTAGTCGTCCTTTGCCTTCATATAGGCAAGGGGATCGGTCTCGAACAGTTCCTCAGACGGAGGCTGGGGTTCAGGCTGGGACAGGTATTGGTGAAGTCCGGCCTGATACTGTTCTCGTTCGTCGGCGACTTTGGTCCTTTCGGCCTCCATCTCCTTCCGTTGCTCTGCGAGAAGCTGAGTCTTCTGAGTGAATGTTTTTTGCCTCATCCATCCGTCCGCCAATTCGTCGCCGGTATAGTATTCCTCCTCGCCGGTGTCGGGGTTTAAGACCCGAAACTTTGGGGGTTCGATACTATCGGCCTCGATCTGGTCGTCGTCGTATTCGGCCTCGAATTCATTCTCTTCGAGTTGAGCGTCTTCCTCAGTTACCAGCGTATCCTCCTCCTGGGGAGTCGGGGCTAGGATCTGAGAGATTCTCGAGGTGGCCTCCTCGGGCCCCAAAGGGCTTGTCGATTCAGTCATAATGGTTGTCTCCGTTTTAATTTATCCAGTGCGTCTCGGGCGATTTTTCCGTTCTGCATTATCTGATTGAGATGCTGACGAACGGCGTCCAAGGCGAACCAGGCTTGCCACAAAACTTCCCTATCGAGTTCCTCCCCGGGTCTGGATTGTCTCCAGGCCTCCAGGTAAGTTGACTCTAGGGACTCAAAACTCTCTTTTATCAGTGGGTCTTCGAGGAGTTCTTGGGCCCGTTGGGACCGTTCAATTTGCTCTTCGTTGGTCACTGTAAACCTTTGAAAATACTTACTAAAAAATGACAATTTTCCCTAATCGCTGAGAATCGATTTTTTATAGATCCCCTGGGGGATAGGACGTATGATTTGAATCTTGACAAGTTAACCCTGTAAGTATTTCATTTTATTGACAAAAAAATACATCAAAATTAGTCATTTTTCGACAATTTCAGACAGGTTGTCTTGGCGTATTCATCGAGTCCTGGATCGCTTTTTCATCGATCTCGGTCTTAAATTTTTCTTCCAGTTCTCTCGCTTTCAGTTTCAGATCGGCCTCCATCTCGTCTCGTTTCCGGTCGTCATCCATCAGCATCGACTGACGTTTCAGATCAAGCTCGGCCTGTTTCATGGCGACGTCCGCCTGGATCTGCATGACTTGTGCTTCCTGGAAAACTTCCTCCGGGCTCTTCTTCGGCGGAGGCGGTGGAGGTGGCTGGAAATTTTTCGGGTCGTTGAAGAACTGACTGGAATCCTGATACCCGGCGATCTCGGCCGACTTGACTAATGAGTTGTACAGCTTATTCATATCGGTGATCGGGTTGTTCGGGCCGAGTTTCTCAATAAACTGTTCCTGTTTCGCAATGATCGCCGAGAGGTAGGCCATCCGTTCGGCGTCGTTAGACGAGGAAAGAGGGGCCGTCACTCGGACGTCCATGTCGGATGTCCAGGACCGGGGGTCAATCGGGACCCAGTTGTTTCTGAGCCGGACCACACGGGCCTTCTCCTGGTGTTTTCTTAGTAGGTCAAAGATTCCTTTAAATACCCTCTTCAGGCCTCTCTCGCTGAACGTCCTGGTGATCATCTCGATCCGGGCCATGGAGGCCCTGGACATGAGGTCGATTCCCGTGGCGGTCGTTGACTGGATGCTGGAGGCGTCTAGCCCCTGGCTGGCCTGGGTGATTCCTGTCCGTCTTTCCTCCTCGGTTCTGAGAAAATCCCAGATCGGTAGGACGGAATTCCCGACAAAGGGGACCGTCATTGGGGTCACCGAGCCGGGCTGGCGTTGTCGAATAATACTCCCGACTTCCGAGTTGAGGACGTCGTCCATTTCCGGGATGGCGGACTCAGTGACAAGCAATCTCGGGTGGATGCTCATCGCCAAACTGTCCAACGTATTCCGGAGGATTACGGTTCTGATTCTCTGTAGGTCCTGGACCAGGTCTCCAATCCCTAGCCCTTCAATCGAGTGTGGTTCCGGATCTGGGACGAACGTCGCAAACGGGATGTGATCGCAAGCCTCGTCGTGGACGACCTTGTATCCGGTCCCGGCACAACAAACCTTTAACAGTTCGGAGTGCCCGTCGCCGTCCCGGTCGATCCTGACATATCCCTCAATGTACTGGACCAGGCGTGATCCTGGTTCGACGTTGTTGTTCCGCCGTCCTGCACTATTAGGAAAACGGGAAAGGTATTCTGTGTTCGTTGAAAACTTATCGTCGGTCCCTGAGTACCCTTCCATCAGGTCCCGGTCATATCCCATGGCGACCAGTTCGTTGACCGTCTTGTAGGACCGGTGTCCGATAAAATCGGCGTCCTCTACGGCCTTGGCGTCTCGGGAATATAAAAACTCTTCTGGAGGCACAGCCTCGACTCTGATTGTCGCCTTTGAGTTGACCCGGCGGATCGAGACATCATGAAGGTTCGGTGGAGGCTGATTCGTCCCGTCAGGGAGAGGCTGGCCCTCCTCGGGGGCATCGGGGTCGGGGTATGCCCGCACGTTAATCGCCTCGACGTCGTCCTCTCCGAGGAGGACTTGTACTTGTTGCTCTGACAACCCGGTGAAGTTTTCAACCGTGATGTCTGGGGTGTCGTCCCAGTAGAATTTGACGACGCCCATCCTCTTGACCAGGGCGTCCTTGAAAACGTCACTTAATACACGGTAACCGTCGCATTCTTCCTTGAAGATGAAGTTGACGATATCGGTGGCCTGTTCGGCGAGTTCGATGTCCTGGGGATCCGTCGGCTGGAATTCCAATAGCTTTTCGGATCCAAGGAAAGTCCGCATGAGGGCGGGCATGACCTGGCCTACCGCCGTCTGAATGGTTCGGTCCCGTACCTGGGAACGGCCGTCGGCCTCATCCCCATAGAACCGGCCATGATAGCGATCTGCGAGATCGGATCGTACCGCCGATAATTCGTTGTCCTGATAATCGACCGCCTCGGTGACAAGTGATCCAACGTACCCCTCGAAGGTGACGTCGTCCATCTCCTCAAAAGGGAGATCCTCCTCGAGATCCTCCTCGAGATCGGCCGTATTTTGGTATTCCATGGAATTAAATTCGACAATAAACAAAAAAAAGTCATAAAAAATCAAAAAAATGCACTTTTTTTCTTGTATAGTGTTGACAATTTACTACAAATGTCGTAATTTATTAACAAGCGAGCAGGAAACCGGGTCTCAAGAGGCAATGAAGCCGGACACGGTCAGGGTTGATCCGATACCCGAACGGATTTTTCAGGATGCCGGTAAGAGTGATGACTTTGGGTCTACCTTACTGATGAAACTGAGCCAGCCCCGCCGACGGAGTTTGAAGTATTCCCCGGGGTTGCGAACGACTAGGTGATCATGCTTCTGGCTCTTCATAGTGAGGGGTCGGAACTGGGATCACCCCAAACCTCAATCGGAGACAGTCATGTTTGTAACAAATGACAGACTCCTGGAGGTGGCGGAAGGGATGCAGTGTAAGTTCGAGTTTGGGAATCTGCATTCCCGTTCCTCCCTCCGGGAGGTGGCGTCCGAGGCTCAACAAGAGCTTCGGGACCTGGGCTTGCCGACACGGCGAAGCCTGGCGTTTGTAGTCGCCAAGATGGCGATTGCTAAGTGGCACGAGGCCATCGTGTCCACCCAGGCCGAACTGGGACCCATGGCCGGGTAGTTCCTCACCGCCCCCTCCGGGGGGCACACAACAACCCTCAATAAGAGAGCAATATGTTTAGAGAGAGATATTGGGACGAAACAGTAGAAGAGTATGAAGCAAAAGAACTTAACTATTTTGAAATGGAATATGAAAAACAAAGAAACAAAATATTTTTAATTGGGTGGCTTGCTGGTGTGCCAGGAGACATCCTCGATGAAGTACAAGCGAATTTAGTTTAATAACCCTGCCCCTCCGGGGGCACTCACAACCTCAATCGGAAAGGTAATTATGAAATTTGATTCAATAGCACTTCAGGAAGAAATCAAAGGTCTCAGCTTAAAACAGGCGGTCCTTCGGCTGGCAGAGACAAAACCAGAATTTAAAAAGTTGGATAACGCCTGGAGGATGGTTGGAGGGAATATGCCTCAAAACCGTCAGGACCGATACTCGGTACTCATGCACGAAAGGCGTTTATTAATAGACCAAATTTACAAATTAAGAATGACCCCATAGCCGAAACCGGGCCCAGCCCGGTCTGACCAGGATGATCTCTGGTCACTGACGAGGCAGATCCTCAACCCCAATCGGAAAGGTAATTATGAAAGCAGTAACGACCAAAGAAATCGCAGAAATGATCATGGACAAAATGCAGTTCGACAATATGTCCTATGAACAGGCCGTCAACTACGTCATCGACGACGAGATTAATACTGAATGGGCCTATTCAAACAACTACGTCCGTGAGTTTTATCTTGAAGACCCCGAGGACACGGTCTTCAAGCATATGGAGTGCAACCGGTGTGGTTCCAAAACTCACCGAGATTGTGTATAGCCGAAACGCCCTCCGGGGCGTCGTCCAGGACTGATCGCCTGGGCCTGACGATGGCAGATCCATTCAACCTCAATCGGAAATTGATATGGACTATATACTTGAAAATTGGTTAACCCAACTGCAAGAACGCTATTTCCAGTGGGCCCTCTCTGAGGGTTACACTCATGCGGGGGCGTGGAGGTATGCCTCTAAAAAAGTCAAACAGACCCGTGACAAGTATGAAAAGGAGGTCGCATGAAGGACCCTCGAGCCCACGTCGTCCCGGCCGGTTCGCCGGTGACGGTCCACTACAACGACGGAAGACCGCCGAATCACACCCGGCTGGATTTTCCTTTTTTCTTTGACGTGATAAGGGCCATCCCTTCACTTGTTGAAAAAGACATGGTCGCTATTTGCGACATCTCAAAAAACGTGGGGGCCTACATTGTCCACACCGACCACATCCACCTCAGAGA